CGTCTTTCATTAGTATCTCCTATTATTAATTAGAATTAGCAACAAGATTATCGTCTGCACCTGCAGGACTTGCTGGTGCTTGCATATCATCACGACGAGTTCTACGTGCTTGATTACGTTGTAGTTCAAGTAGCTGAGAATACTGCTGCTGATACAGCGTAGCAGTCTGATAATCTTTTTGAAACATTGAAGCTTCAATCATGCAAGCATTAAAAAGAAGATCATAACAGTAGTCACTAAAATAGTTTGTATTTGATACTGAAGTAAGAGTTGTGGGACGTGACACATAAACCACCTCTCCAGCATACGTAGAAGCTGCTGTAGGGGCTATCAGTACCGTAGAGTTATTCCTACGCCCATAATAGATAGGTTCGCCTGTAGAGGCACTTACAGGCCAATAATCGTTAATGTATTCATCTGTACGCATAAGAAGGTTAATTTTAGTACCATTACTAGTAATATTAAAATTCTTTACAATACGTGTACCAGTTGGTAGAGTAATTTTGTTAGTACCAGAAGATACAGCCACAGAAGTATATGATACTAAACCATAGTCGTCTAGGTCTTTGACCAAGCGTTCTTCTGCTCTATTCGTCATATTAGGAATAAAGTTCAGGAACTCAGTGCTATCATTTTCTGTAGCAGCAATTAGTTCATTGACCAGATAAGTATAGTTAGCCATAAAATACAGCCACCGTAGCAGTAGATGTAGGAGCAGAAACTTTTACTGTTCCATTCATTTGAATGCCTAGATCAGTAAAAAATATTTCAGAAGCATCACTTGCAGTTGTCATAGCAAATTTAATATTATTACCTTTAATATTACCATAAACATCTGTTGATGTTCCTGTAATTAGAAAAGTTCCTACACCTGTGGCATATACTGAACGAATGCGAGTATCTGCAACTGTTACACTTGCTGTAACATCAAGAACTGCACCACTACCTACAATGAAGCCCTCACGAAGAGTTGTTGTCATATCAGCCTCTTTAAATTTTTAAGTATTAATACTAGAAGTATTATAACACTAAGGTTATAAATAAAAAAGGCAAAGGAATGTAAAAAGATTTTAGTCCTTTTACACCCCAATGCCTTAGTCTAGTTCCTCAGATTTTTAGGAAGAACCTGAAGCACCAAAGAAGCCACGCCAATCGGACCAACCGAAGCTGTACCGTTCACGAGCTTTGTAACGTAGATTTCCTGTGTCGAAATCTGGTTCCATCTTTGTTGATAGAGGCGCACGAACAAACATCTTTGTACCATTAGGAACATCAGTCTTGAGATACCAAGCGTTTGTGTCGGTGAACCGACGATTAACAAAGAAACCACCGGGAACAAGACCCTGATTACGAATTGAGTTGAGCTTGTTCTGGTTAGTTGCACCATTAGCAGCAGTTGTTGGATTTACACCAATAACAGTTGTCATCTGGCTGTTTAGAATCTGATCTGCAGTAAATGCAAGATCAGATGGAACGTGTAGTGACTCAGCCTGTGCACCAATTAGAATACCACGATCATCTTTAGTCTTTGAGATTGTAATAAGAGCAGTCTCAAGAGAAGCTTCAGATAGATCAGTAGCACCTAGTGTGTTAGATTGATTTCCATCTCCAACAGTAGGATGAGCAGCGGAGAATAGTGGAACACCATCACCACCGTTATAAGAAGCGTTAAAACCACTGTTGAAAACATCAGCAGCTTTTACTTGCTTAGTGTTTGCCATAGCACGGGCAAGACCGCGTGCACGAAGTTTGGCAAAGGTATCATAGAGGTTGTCTTCCATAGCTTCTTCAGTAACAGCAAATGCAAGAGCGACTGTTTCTGCTGTATAGCGAGCAGTATAGCCTTCTTGTGCATCATCATACTGAACTGCAGCACCTTCACCCTTTACAGGTGCAGTACCAAAGCCGGTGAAAAGAACTTCTTCTTCAAACGCACGATCTGAGTTTTCAATTTCGTAAAGTGGCTCATGTTCGTTGTCCACGTCACCATATTCAATACCAAAGATAGCGTTTAGGCCGGGAAGAAGTTCCTTGGCAATACTAGCGCGATTAATAGCCATTTTTTATATACTCCTTCTCTTAACCAGCAGGCGGTGCAGAAGTACCAGCACACACAAAAGCATCATAGTGACGTGCAATACGTACTTCTAGCTTAGGGAATGCGCGTTCTGCAGCATCATTAATGTCATTACCGGGTTCGTTGATTACGGCAATTGGACGAAGCATTGCACTAGCAGTTGTGCGAGTACCTGCTTCAAGACCGAAACCTGAACGACCAGTAACAGTTGAACCTGAACCTAGAGTGACATTAAAGTTAAAGCCACCATTAATGTCACCAATTGAAACTGAAGCATCAGCTTGAATTTCAAAGGTAGCATTAGGATCATCAACAACCATTGCCTGAGCATCAGTTGCAGAAAGACCAGCAGTCCAGTAATTAGACCACTTAGGTTCTCCGTTTTCCACATAACGGCAACCAGTAAAGACACCGATTGCTTTTTGTGTAATTGTAACTAGGGCTACGATATATCCGCCTGATTGTGAAACGATATCACCATTATAAAACGCAGGGGTTGTACCTGAAGCGATTGGGTATTCATTCATACCAGAACCGTTAGGTGCACCACCGCGACGGCGGGAAGGGCGTAGACCAGATAGTGCTTTAGTAGTACTCATAGTACACTTTCCTTTCTATGCTTTATACAAGACATGTACACTAGTAGCCTTAGTTTAGGTAAACAAACTTTTGTTTAGTCCTGAAATTTAGCTTGTTTACCACGACTTACTTGTGTACGACTATTATTTGAGATCGGCATACGAGAATCTGAACTACTCATTAGCTGTGCATTAACTGCGTCAACCATTTCGCGGCTACGATTCTCATAAAATTCTTGACGAGATTCTGCAAGTTCTTTAGGCATTTTTGCTAAAGCCAAGTCTCCACGACAGACTGCACCTGCATATCGTCCTCCCTCCCTCACGTCAGAGGATTGTAACATTTCTGGAACTTCCTCAGCCTGTACAAATTCCCAACCTTCTGCTGTACGCTTACCTACATTCTGGTAATCTTCTTGATTACGTAGAGTAATACGAATCCAACGTAACGCCATACCTTCACTGGCATGTCGCTTAATTACAGAAGATGGAATTTCAAGCCAATTAGGCTCTTCAAAAGTTGTACGTCGCTGTGTAACTTCTCTAGTTTTGTCACTACGTGAGTCATTTCGTGTTGTCATTGTATCTTTCCTTCCACGCTTAATTGTTATAAATTTCTGTATATTCGCCTTCAGCATTATCTGCCTTTAGCTTTTCTGCAGCAAATTTTTCCAAGGGGATACCCCACTGATTAGCTCGTCTAACATCTTCCGGTGTTAGCTTAACTTTGTTACTTCGTGAGGTTTGCGGTGTGCGTGAAGCACCTGCAACTACTTGGGCAGAATTTGACGGTGTATCCTGCAACCGTGGTGTTGCTTCTTCTTCCTGCTGTACAACAGGGGGAGGAGCATCTTCATACTTATGAGGGAATTGATTACGTAACTTATAATCAATAGCTTCATAAAAATCGTCATCAGAAGGATCATAACCCTCTGACTTTAATTCAGCATCTGCAGCTAGTGCTGCTGCAGTCATAATTTGGTCATTACCAAACCAAGGATTTTTACTAGCCCAATCAACAGCTTTGGGATCATACTGTGGTGTTTCAGCTACCTGTTGTTGAGGTACTTGACCTACAGCTTCTAATCGTTCGTTATATTCTTCCCAAGCACGTTTTTGTTGTTCAACTACTGTGCTTTCTGCATAAGCTTTAGACATTTCTTCTTGAGCAGCAAGCATACGATCTGTATCACCAGAATCTGCAGCTTGTTTATAAATTTCTCTAGCTTGTTCAATACGACTAGTAAGTTGTCCTGATGTACTATCAATATTAGTTTTAAGACTATTAGATAGTTCTTTTTCTCTTGTCTGAACAGAAGTACGTAAATTATTTACTTCTGAACGTAACTTTTCAATTTCTTCTTCTCGTTCTTTACGCTGACGAATAAGTTGTTTAATACGTTTTTCAGCACCTTTTGTTTTAATTCCCTCTAGTTCTTCTGGAGGTTCTTCTACTTCAGATGCAGTAGTTTGTGGTTCTTCCTTATTGATAACATCTTTTTGTTTTGTTTTGTGAACTTCTTTTTTTTCTACAGAAGAAGGTTCTTCAATTTCATATTCTACTTCTAGAGGAGAAGTATCAGAAGTATCTGATACACTAATTTCGGACCATTCGGATAGGTCTACTTCCATCTCTTCTTGTGGTTCGTTACTCATTACTTTCCTTTCTTCTCGCTAGTTGCGACACTAACGGTTACGACATTTATTTCTATAGTATACTGTACTAATTTTAATTAGACAAATTAAATGTTGGATCAAGAGAACTAGGATTATCTACTTTCATAATAATCTGGTCATCAAAAAGTAATAAAAGCTTTACTCCTTTATAAACGAACTTTTGTCCAATTAGTTTACCATACGCTACATAATCACCTTCTTCACACCAAGAACCTAAAGGAAACTTAGCTTTATCGTCATAAGCTAGTTTACCAAGTTTAAGAACTTTACCTACTGTAGTAAGATAAGCAATATCGTCTTTAGTTGAGTCAGGGAGAATAATACCACCCTTTGTCTTCTGCTTAATAGATACAGGTTTTACTAATACATGATAACCCGGTAGCTCTGGTAAGTCTTCTTTTTTTAATTCAATTTCTTCATCTGAAACCCAATCAGAATTAGGAATTGCTTTACCTAAAGTGGCTACTTGCATTTTATTTATTACTCCTCTTCACTGTAAATTCGAGTTTTAACAATATTGATGAGATTATCTTTTGATAGTTCAATCCCTTCAATTCTACCAACTATCTGGCGATAATCAGCATAACTCGAAGCACTACCATATGCAAGTAAATTTTTTAGTTCTTCTATTTGTTTATCGTATTCTTGTGATATTTCTTCATAAATATTCATTTATTATTTATTAGTTTCCTTTACAAAAGCTGTTACCATGTCTGCAGCTTTAAGCATTTTAGTTGTATCTGAAGCTTCTTGAGATTTAGCTAAGTCCATAATAGCATCCAAAGCTGCAATAGCTTTCTTTGCATTACGATCTTTTTCTTTTTCTTGAATACCCGTTGAAGTCTTAATACCTTCTTTCATCATATCAATTTGAATCTGAGCTTCCTTCAGATCAAGTTCACGGTTCTTCATTGCTGCTTCAACACTTTCTTTAGCTGTCTGTGCTTGTATCTTAGCTTGTTCAATCTGTACACGCTGCTGTTCAATATTAACCATCTGTGCTTCAGGTGAACCTGCTTGCTGCATTTGTGCTGCTGCTTGATTAGCCTGAGCTACCTGTTGTGCAGCCATAGCCATAACTTGTTCCATGACCTGTGGATCATTAGGATCAACTTGACCTGAAGCAACAGCCTCTGGACCATACTGCTGAATCATCTGTGCTGCAGTACCCTGTACTTGCTCTTGATACTTCATAATCATATGCTCTTGCATATTAGCTTCAATAACTGGAGCAATACGTTGCATTAGAGGATTCTGACCATTCTGAGGGTCTTGCATGTATGCAGTCTTAGCTTGAATATGTGCATCATGGTTTTGACCCATAAAGGCTTTAATTGGTAGACCCTTAACTGCTGCCATAATATCCGAGATTGGATCAAGAGGAACAGGTGAAGGTTTCCGAGGCATAATCTTATCTA